CTGCCATTCGTTCGGCTGATCGACCGTGATGATTCCGGGCACGGCAACCGTGCGGTCACCGTTCAGAACATTGACTTCGTATGTGCCTGCCACATTGGTCTTGACCCATGCGTACAGGATCATGTCCCTGGCCTTGAGCGTGCCCCACGCCAGCGGGATAAAATCGCTCGCCTCGCAGAAGGTGACCAGCCGCACAAAATCAGACCCGATGCTGGCCTGCGCTGTCGTGACCTCCACCCGCAGCGCGTACTGGAAGCCGGGCAGGTCCGTGATGGCCACCTGCTGCGCCTTTACCCGCACCGTGCCCTGAACCCACAGCTTGTGGCCATCGGTGATCCACTTCTGCTGCCCCGGCGATGCCGCGCCAATGCCGGTCTGTTCGACGGTGCCGACTTCCTGCGAAATGCGCTGGTTGCCGTTGATGTTCAGCAGGCAGGAGCGCAACGCCTGCACTTCCGCCGCCATGAACGAGCGCCGCAGTTCCCCCGCGTCCGACGCTGCGAGGCGTGCAAGGTCATCGAACGTCCGGTCGGGCTGCTGGGCCAGCGCCTGTTCAACCGTGCGCCCGTCAACCATGCCGATCTGGCCAGCGCCGGTCGTGGCGGACAACACGGCGAGCAGACCTGCCGTGGTCGCGTCCTCGAACAGCAGCACTTCGCTGCCCGCGTCGTTACGGTAAATGTAGGAGCGCGCGCCGTCCACGAACACGAAGGTTTCACCATCCGCCGTGTCGATCAGCGCCTGCGCAATGCCGCCATTGTCCGGCGTATAGATCACACCCGGCACAATGTTCAGCAGGGCTTGTGCGAACAGATCGGCTTCGTCGCGGTAGCCCATCGACTGGTCGCGGTAGGCTGCCGATGCGTCGCCGGCGGCGGCGGCAAGACCGGCCTGCGCCGCCGCCTTCGCACTATAATGTCGGGCGGAATACTGGCCGGGGAACCCAGTAACTTCGCTATTTTCGGATTTTTCCGCCCACTCCTGCGCCAGCGCGACTTTCGGATCAAGTAACTCAAGCGCCTTGGCTGCCACCACGCCGCCGATCACGTCATGCAAAACGTTGGTCAGCGTCCAGGACCCGGCACCGCTCGCGCCAACCTTCACGTAAAGATCGTTGTTCGCATCGGTGGCATCGCCATAAACCAGTGCCACACTATCTGCCGCGTGAGCCAGATCGGCGTCGAGGTTGGCCCGTGTGTCCTTCACCACGTCCACAGAGCCGAGCGAGAGCGTGCCCAGCGCCGCCTCGATCAGCGCGCCGATCGGCCGGATGTCCTCTTTCTGCGGTTCGTGCAATCCGCTCGATGCCACGCCCTCGGTCACGAACTCGCGCCAGGTGTTCAGGAATGCTTCGCTGATCGTACCCATAAGAGGCCCTTTCTCAGGTGACGGTCGCGGCCACCGGCCCGGTCAGCGCCGAAGCGCCTCCCGATCCGTCGAAGGCGCGCGCCCAGTAATAATAGGTTCCGGCCGCAAGGCCGCTGTCGGTTCGGCTCACCAGCGCGCCCGGCGCTGCGGTGATATCGCTGCCCACCTGCACCGCCCCGCTGAAACTGGCGGTCGTGGTGCGGTAAAGCCGGGCATAGGCCAGGCTTGCGCTTGTCGGCATGGCGAAGCTGGCATCGGCCTGCCCTGCCGCGCCGGTCGCGGAAAGCGCGGTCGGCGCGCCCAGCGTCGCGGTGGCGGTGGGTGTGATCGTCGCGCTCGCGCTCCACGCGCTGGCGCGATAACCGATGGTCAGCGCGCGGATCTGCACGTCATAGGCTGTCCCGCTGTTGACAGCGGCGGATCGGGCCGTTTCGGCAGCATTGTCCACCGCCATCAGCACCCAGGTGCCGCCCGCGCTGGGGCGGTAGCGCACTTCATAGGCCAGATCGGCGCGGCCCGCGTCCCAGCTCGCCTCGATCGCCACGCCATTGCCTTCCGCCAGCACGATCTGCACCGCGCTCAACGCCAGGCCGGTCGGCACCGGCACCACGATTGTCGGCGTCACGCTGCCCGGTGCCAGCGGCGGCGCCCCTTCCTCGCTTGCCGCGTCGAAGTCCCAGTCGGCCGCTTCCACTTCGATCAGGCCGACGCTCACCGTTATCCGGTCGCGGCCGATTGCCAGCTTCACCCCGTCATCGATGGCAAAGACCGCATCGATATCCAGCTCGGCCGATCGCACCCGCACAAACCGCTGCCCGAACAGGTTCAGGCCGAACAGGTTCAGCACCAGTTGCAACCGCCACCGCTCACCCAGCCGCGCCGCCAGCAGCTTGCCCACGCGCGCGGCCTGGTTGTGGTGCGGCGCCCAGAACAGTTCCACCGCCTGCGGATCGGTATTGGGGTCCGCGTCCACGCCGGGCACCTGCACCAGCGCGCTTTCCTGCGCGCGATAGGCGATGGCCGCTTCGGTATAGAGCATCTTGAGCGCGCTCACCCGCTGCTGCGCCTTCGGCCCCAGCGATACCGCTGCGGACAGGATGTGATCGTCGGTCAGCGTGATCGTCGGCTCTTCGTAACGGCCCACACGCAGGTTGAAGGTGAAGTCCGGTCCCTGCCAGGCGAACCCGTCAACCGCCTGCAGCATGTCCGCCAGCACGCGGCGGCGCTCGTCGACCGAAAGCCGGTAGCTGCCCCACAGCCGCCATTGCGCGATCGTCTCGCCGCTCACCGTCGTGCGCGTCAGATCGGCAATAGCGGCTTCTTGCGCAATATTGGTCCAGTTGATCTTGTCGTAGCCCAGGCCATAGCCGTCGTCGTGCGCCACATAGTCGGCGATCACCAGCGGTCCGTTGTCGCTCCACGTCCACGTGCTGCGGTCGGAAAGCCGTACCGGGCCGCTGCCCCCATTGGTCGAATCCAGGCGCGGATCATAAACCTTCACCGCCTTGCGCACCTGGCTGTAGGACGGTTCGCGGCCGTTGTAGACTTCGCTGAAATGCTCCTGCTTCACCGGCGCGCAGATCAGCGCGGCATGCGCGCAACCGCGCTGGCGGTGGTCGCTTGTCCATTGTGGAAAGATCGCCCCCAGCTCGCTGATCGCGGGCTGGTCATCGCTGCCGGACCGGGTCAGCACACGCACCGCCCCGCGATAGCTCGCCTGCGTCACCACCCCGGCGCCGTCCAGCGTCACTGGCTGGTCGTTGATGCGGTGCTGCAGGATGACATCTTCTTCCCCAGTGCCAAGCGTGATCACCATCCCCAGCGTGCCGTTCGCGCTTTCCTCGAACGAAAGCACGCCGCTGGTGTGGATGATGCCGTAACCGCGGCGGCGCGATTCCACCGATCCGCGCACCAGTATCTGGCCATCGTCGGGTTTGGGCCGCCCGCCGGAAAAGATCGCCTTGACCAGCGCATTGGCCGCTGCGGTAAACGCCACGGTCACCACGGCGGTGATGACTTTCGCCAGCAACGCCTTGGCGCCCACGAACTTGATGATCGCTGCGGCTATCGCGCCAGGCATGGCCGCCTCCGTTTGTCTCCGGTCGAGCGGCGCCGTTCGCCCGCGCGCGGCACGCTCCAGGCGATTTCCGGGTGCAGCGGCACGATCACCACGCCGCCGCCATGCATCGCCCGCGCAGCCCACTTCGCGCCCAGGCACAGGCACATCGTCGGCCCCGTTCCCGGAATGTCGATAAGGCCGACATCGCCACGATCCGGCCAGCCGGTGGGCGTGCAACCCAACCCCTCCAGCACGCCTGCGGCGTATGCCGCCAGCCCGCCATGCCGCTCCAGAATGCGCAGCGCACCCGCGCCGGTGGAATAGCGCGGCCACTCCGGCATGGGGCGCGCCGCCACCCGCGCGGCATAGCGCACGATCGAAAGCAGGCAGTCGCTGCGGCCCCAGGCAAAGGCCGTCTGCGCCCACAGCCGCAATTCGCGCGAAACCGCGTCGGATGCGATACTGCGCGCGCCGGGCGCGGGTTCATGCACCGTCAATAGTCCGGCCATGTCACCACCTTGTTGATCAGTGTGCCGACGAACTCGAAGCCCTTGTCGCCGGGGAAACGGCGCTGCTGGTCGGCATCGGTGTACATTGCGTACCGTGGCCGGGATCGCAGGCTGAAAAGGCTCTCGGCCTTGATCGTCACCGCCTTTTCGCCGCTCTCCCGATTGGTCAGGAACTCCGGGCGCAGGCACCGCCCGGCGGCAATTGGATAGGGCAGGTCCAGCGGCCGCTGGTTATCGGGATCGTCCGGGTCGTCCACGCCGAAGAACTGCACCAGGACATAGACGATGCGGCCTTTCACCTCGTCGCTGTACTCGGCGCGCGCCAGGCGCAGGATGGCGCTGTCAACCCCGGAAAGGGTAAAGCTCATTTCTGGCGCATCGCCGTTGACCGCCTGCTCCACACCGCTGATCGCGCCGATCTGGCCCAGCCCGTCCCACAGTGCACCGTCGTTCGTGCGCAGCCGCCCGTTGCCGCCGATCCACAGCCGCACCGGCGCGCTGGTGAAGTCGAACAGCACCAGAAAGCACGCCTGCACTTTCTTGCCCGCCAGATCGGCGGCGATGGTTTCGGGAAACAGGCTCATGGGTAAAGGCCCGCCGCAAAGTCTTCGATAAAGGTTACGCTCGGCGCCCCGTGGCGCAGGTTCTGCAGCTTCAGCGCCATGCCGTCGTCGCTGGCCAGCCGCGCAATCATCGTCGGCTTGAGCTTCAGCTCCACCAGGTCGTAATCTTCGCGCAACGTGGGCGAACAGCGGATTGTCGCCACGCTGCCGCTCCAGCTCACCCCGCTGGCGATATACGGATGCTCGCCCAGCCCGAAATAAAGCCCAGCTTCCAGCAGCCGCCCGTAACTGCCGAAATCGGCCGTGATCGTGCGCTGCCCCTGCACGCCGCTGACCAGCACGCCCGAAAGATCATCGGTCAGGTAGCCGGTGCCATCGGAAAAATACGTGCCATCCGAATGCGGCACCACGCCTGTGCCGATCGCGGCATCGCTGGCGCGATACCACAGGTCGAACAGCGGCAGCCGCACGGTATTCGCCCGGCCTTCCAGCAAGGCTTCCATTGCGCGCCAGGCCAGCACGTCCGGGCCTTCGATCTGGTCGAAGTCCAGCGTCACCGAAAACGGCGCACGGATCGTCGGCACAACCTGGACAAAATCGGTCAGGCTCGTCGTCAGGCTCTGCGTGCGGCGCGGTGGCTGGATCGTCATCGCGCGCGGCACCAGCGTGGCGGGCCAGTCGAAGACCGTCACGATCCCCGCCTTTCCAGTTGTTCCTGTACCCGGTCGCTTACGAATTCGTCATACCCGGCAAGGCCGCTGCGCGTCGTTTCGCTGGCGATCGCCTGCATCTGCTGCAGCAGGTCTTCGGTCATGACCGCCCCGCGCATGTCGAACTGCAGTATCCGCGCCGCACCGCGCCCGCCACTGCCGCCCACGCTGCTGTGCGGCAGGACCACCGCGCCGCCGGTTCCGGCAAAGACCGGCTCTGGTCCGTTCTCGCCCGCTATGCCCCAGGCCCCGGCCGGGATCGTGCCGCCATTCGCAAACAGACCGGCAAACTGCGGGTCGCCCAGCGTTTGCGTCACGCTCGATGCCAGCCGCGCCTGCGGTGCCGCGCCGCCCAGCAAAGTCCCGAACACCGCGCCGAACAGCCCGCCGCCGCGCGATCGCGCGCCGCGCAGCGCCTCGGCCATCGGCGCAATGAAAAGATCCTCGATGAACATGGCGATCAACCCGCGCAGCAACGGGTCGCGCACGCCAAGCCGGGCGGCGATCGTGTCGGTCAGCGACTGGTGCACATAGTCCAGTTCCTCGACCATCAGCTCTTCAACCCGCTCGCCGCTTTCCAGCTTGTTGCGGCGCAACTGGTCGGCATAGCGGTCAAGCGGTCCCGCGCTGGCCAGGCGCTGGCCTTCGCGTTCGGCGGCCTGGCGGCTGTCCAGCAGGGCGCGCGCCTGTGCGGCATCGGCGATCTGCCCCGTGGCGATCTGCTGCTCCAGCAGGTTGCGCTCGATCTGCTGCTGCAGCTCCAGCGCACCGGCTTCCAGAATGGCGCGGTCGCGCGCCGTGTCCGCCACCCGCGCCCATGCGTCCAGCACTTGCACTTGCCGCGCGGCCATATCGCTGGCCATGCGCCGTTCGGCTTCGCTCTGGTCGCGGGCGATGCGCTCTTTCAGCAACCCGCCACTGGCCAGGATGCTGCCATCGGCAGACCGCTTGCCATAAAGCGTGTCCAGCATGTCCAGCAGATGCTGTTTCTGCGCTGCGCTGTAATCCTTGCTGGCGCGGATTTCCGCCTCGCGCTGCACCCGCTGGTCGGCCAGCATCTGGTACTGGATATCGGCGCGCTCCTGCGCGGATGTCGCCAACGCCATCCGGGCCTGCAGCTCTTCCTGGTTGAGCGCGGCGATATCGCGCAGATAGGCCTGCTCTATATCGGCCTGTGCCTTGCTGCTGCGGCTCTTGCGCCCGCGCGCAGCCTTGCCATCTTCGCGCAGCGAAGGGTCCAGGGCGCCATCGGCAAGCGATTTCTCGATCGCGGCGGCGACTTTCTGCTTTTCCGGGTACGAAACCCCGTCGGCCACCGCCTTGAGAAACTCGTCCTTACTCACCGCAAGGCCAGTGAAATCAAGGCCCTCGGCCCGGCGGGCAGCATCAACGGGGGAAAGTTTTCCGGCGCGGAAATCCGATACAAGCTGCCGAACCTGCGATTCGCGAGCCATTGAACCGCCGACGGGAATACCCAGCGCACCCATGGCCTTTTCGCCCATGGAAAGCCCGATACGCCCGGTAGCGAAACTGCCCATCGCCTTGTCGGCATTCGCCTTCTCGGCAGCCGCCTGCGCCCGCAGATTGATTGCCATCAACTGGGCATTCAAGCGCAGCATCTCGTTCTGGCTCTTGATCTTGCCGGTGGTCAGATCAAACATCTGACCCATGACGCCCTGGGCATCCGCCAGGCCGCTGGATGCCATCTCGACATCCTCCATGGCCTTCTTGGCGTCAAACAGCAGGCCGACAAACGGCCCCAGCACCTGCACCGCAACGATCAGGGCAATGCCCCATGGCCCGGTCAGAAACCGGGCAAACTTCGATCCTTCGCCTGCCGTCAACTGGATGGCCTGTGCCACCTGGCCAACCTGACTGGCGAATATCTGCTGCGGCCGCATGCCCAGCGCATACATCGTCGAAATATCGCCCAGCTGGAAACCGAGCTGCTGCAAGCCCGCCCGTTGCGCCCCGGTCGCCACGTTGGCCTGGCTGGTCGCCGCGATCGTCCGCTTCAGCTCGGCCTGCGCCTGGCGGTGCTCCTCTTCCACGCCCTGCAACGCCGCCCGCGTCAGCAACAGCGTGCGCTGGTATTCCTCCTGGCTGATCTTGCCCGCCTTAAGCGCCGCATCGGCCAGGCTGGTTTCGGTCTTTGCCTGCACTTGCGCCGCAGCCAGCGCGTCGATCGATGCTGCCGCGCGCTGCCACACGGCGGCGCTTTCGCCGCCGGTCCGCCCCGCCACGGCCATCTTCTCGGCCATCTCCAGGGCGCTGCCTGCTGTCATGTCCAGCGTCGCGCCCAGTTGCCTTGCGCGGCCTTCGGCCTTTTCCACGCCCGCCTCGAACCCACGGTCTGCGGTGCGGATTTCCAGCAGGGCTTCGCCCAGTTTTTCAGCCATGGCGCTTCTCAGCCATCCGTCAGACCCTCCTCGGAAGGTGCTGAGCCGTCACATGGACCGGCGGACGAACCGCTTGACGCCGCCACCGTCACCAGCCCGATGCCCATCGCGCCCAGCATGGCGGGCTGGGGCCTGCGCGCCCGCTGGCGCCCGCCGCCCGTTGCGGCGGCATGCAGCCGGTCCAGCAGCGTGCGCTGCACGTCCTTTTCATACGCGCCCGCCGCCAGCGCGCCCGCCCGCACCGCGTCCAGTTGCTCTTCGGCCTGCAGGCGCGGCAACATCGTCATGAAAGCCCGAACCAGCGCGCCAGGCGCTTGCTCCAGCCACCAGTTCGGCGCCCCGCCATAGAACCGGACAAGCCGGGGGATGGTCTCGCCCCAGTCCGCTGGCCTGCCGCCAGCGCGTCGATCGCGTCCGTCCCGATCCCCGCCGCCCTGGCGATCGCTCCTGCCACGCCGAGACGATTGCGCAGCAGAAGCCCGGTAAAAACATCGCAGATCGCCTGGCGGTGCGCGCCGCTCAATGCGCTGAATATTTCCGGCGCAACGCCCACCGCCACGCGGCGCGCCACCGTGTCGATCAGCGCGGCCAGCTCGGCCTCGGCATCATCGCCTTCGGCTTCGGCCAGCGCCTGGATGCGCCGCCCCCACTGCCCGAAGCGGTGGCTGTCGATGATCGAAAGTTCGTCGGGAGAAAGGATCTCCACCACGTGGCGCTTGCCCTCGTGCGTGATGGCGATCGTCGGCCGGACAATCAGCGTGTCCAGATCCAGCAGCGGCCCGTCCGCTGCACTGTCCGGTACCCGGTCCGCTGCCAGACCGGCGCTCGCTCCTGTGGCATCCCGGTCGGCGCTGCTGCTGTGTGGTGAAGGCGTATCCATGCCCGGCGATATGCACAGCCCGGCGGCATGGCCGCGCCCCGGACAGGTGTCCGGGGTATCGTGTCGTCATGGCGGGAAAAGGACCGGAAAGCGCGCCTTCGGCCTTCCGGTCCCTTACGCCAATCGGCCCTGCGGTGCAACGCCGTTGCCCCGGTGCTGTGGCCATGGCCAGGCCATGGCCCGGACGTTCACAGCGCCGCCTGGTGCTGCGCCACGATCGACCCGAACCGCACAGCCTCGCTCGCAGCAGCCAGATCTTCCAGCGCCTCGAAGGTCAGCTCGATGCCCGCAGGCTGCCCCTTGCGGAACACCACCGACGGGCTTGCCGCCTGATAGCAGCGCGGCACCTGGTATTGTGCGGAAAATGCCGGATTGTACGGCGAAATCCCGCGCGCCAGCAGGGCATAGGTGGTTACCGACTTGCCCCGGCTCAGCCCCATGGTCTTCGTACCGATCGTGCCCGATCCTGCGGCAACCGTGGTCAGCGCATTGTTGTTCACCGCCAGGCGGTACTGCTCCAGGCTCACGTCCAGCAGCGTCAGGCGGAACATCAGGTCTTCTTCGGGGCGGAACACCTTGACTGCGCCCACCGAACCGCCGGTGCGCACCTTGTTCAGCGTCTGGTTGTGCGTCACCGTCACGCCTTCCTCGTTCTGGCTGCGGTCCCCGCTCGTCCCCACCAGCACCCAGGGCGATGCTGGCGCGGCGTTCACTGCCGGAAACGCGGTGCCCACCGGCGCCAGCCACAGGCTCAGCGGTTGACCGATGATTTCATAGGGTTCCATCTCTACCTCCTCTTGCTGCACCCGCAGGTGCCTGATTGCCGCCAGTCGTTCAGGCGGAAACTTTCACCAGCGCGCTGCAAACCTGGAACGATCGCCAAGCGCGCGGCCAGTCGGTCACCGGTTCGCGCCCCGATGCGTATCCCCCGGCACTCTGCACCCAGTGCACCAGCGTTCCCGCCGCCACCTGGCTGCGCGCCCGGCGCAGCTTCAGCCCGCACAGATCGGCCAGCGCCGCCGCCTCGGCCGGGGTGCGCCCGAAGGCGTAAAGGTCCACGCGCTGCGTGTCGTATTCGGCAAAGCCCTGGCCATTGATCGCCACGCCGCCCGATGCCTTGACCACGAACGCCGCGCGCGGCATCGCGGCGGTTTCGGCGGCGGGCAGCTCACCGCCGAAACCGCGTGTGCCCACCAGCGCCGCAATGGCGGCGTCGGCCAGCAGGATGGCCAGTACCGCGCCAACCGGATCGGCCGGAACGTCACTCACTGCCGCCTCCCGATCCGCTCGCAGCGCCGCTGCCGCCAGCATCGCCACCGCCAGTATCGCTGCCGCCACTACGGCCACCAGAGCCACCGGGGCCAAGCTTGTCCCACGCCTTGGCGATATTCGCCGCCAGTTGCGGATACGTCACATCGGCGGCAGGCCGCAGATACGGCCTTGCCGGGATCGTCACGCTCAGCCGCAGCAGGTAGTGCACTTCGCCGCTGTTTTCGTCGACCAGCATGGGCTGGCCTTTGAGGCTCTGCACAAAGGCAAGGCCGGTCAGGTTGCGCGGGCTGCCCGCGTTGCGCGCCAGCGGCGTCATCGGGATCGCCAGGTACTTCGTGTTCTTCGGCTCGATAACGCCGCCCAGTTCCTGAATCAGCGCATACTCCACGTCCTGCACGCCCCACGTGCCGCTCACGCCCTTCGCGTCGGGCGCGGCAAATTGCACCACGTTGATCCCGCGCGTCAGGTTGCCGGTATCGTCCTTCCAGGCGTGGTTGCGGCGGGCATGGTTCACTGCCGCGCCCATGGTCCGGTTGACCCCTTCGATCTGCGCCGCCCGCATCCGCGCGGTTATGGCCTTGCCGTGCCAGACAAGCGATTTCTCGGCCATATCAGCCCACCCTCCGCAACGTGGCTTGAAAGTGCGTGTGCTTGAACTGCACCGGCCCTTCCACCACCAGCGGCCCGGCGATCAGCACCGCACCTTTGCGGTCCTTCACCGATGCCAGCCGGTCCCCCGGTTGCACGTCGGTGCCCAGCGCAAACAGCGCGCGGGTCACTTCGATCTGTGCCTGCTTCTGCCCGTCGATTACCTGCGTGATGGTATCGGACCAGACAAAGCACGCCACCGGATCGCCCAGCGCGGCAAACGCACCGGGTTCAGGCCCGTTCCATCCGTCGGCCCCGGTCGCCGTCGCGCGTTCGATCTGCGCCCGCATGGTCAGCCGGCCCGCGATCACAGATCACCGCCGATAACGTCACTGGCTACCTTGAGCGCCAGCCCGCCGATCACCTGGGAAAAATCCGCTTCGCTCATGGCCGGGCCAAGCACGGCTTCGCCCTGACAGGCCATGCACCGTGCGCCGCTATCCGAACGCAGGTAGGTGCGGCGCACGTGGCCCTGCGCACAGAACCAGTGCGGATCGTCGAACCAGGCATCCGGCAGGAACATGAACATCGCGTGCCCGCGCGCCTCGGCCGCCCGCGCCAGGTCCTCGCGCCACGCGATCAGCGCGATCAGCATCGGATCGGCAGCAGGGGTATCGGCGATGCTCACGCTACTTCCTTGATGGGGGTGGTGGTGGAATTGTCGACGCTGGCGGCAGATCGGACTGGCGGGGACGGTAGCTCCCGCGTCGTGATGCAGTGAACGGCGCCACCAGCACTCCAACGGCCAGGAGCACGCCCAACAGGATAAGATCGCAGTTCATGCTCCATCATCCCCGTCGCTATCGGCAATCGTGTCCCGCACCTGTGCTTCGGACCGATCGCGGGCCTGCCCGACCATATGCTTCACCATCTCCACGGCTTGTGAATAGGTAAGCAGGTTCGTACCGACCGGCTCGAAATGGAACTCATGGGGCGTTCCTGCGCACGAAACCCGGTTGAACGAGATGCCACAATCCGGGGCGAAATCGTGGGCAGTTTCCATGTCAGAAAGCGTTCGGCCATTGCCTTGATCTGTGCTTCCGTCATCACGGCATTCTCCATTGGCGCAAGCGGATCGTGTGAACCGTTCGGTTCGAAAAACAGCCCATCCGGGCCGCAGGTTGCGCGCCCGGTCAACGTCCTGCGCCGGGATCGTTCCAGCGCCGCAGAAACATGCAGGCGGCTGCGCCAGGTGTTGAACGCGCCATCAAAGTGCCGCCCGATCGGGCGCACGCACGATCCGTTGTCGATGTGCGCGCAGGCGGCGCAGGCGGGCGGGGTGCCGGTCATGGCACGCTGTCCAGCAGGTCGCGCGCCAGCGTCCACACCGCCGCCGCCACTGCCGCCGCCAGCAGCACCGGCCAGATCAGCGCGATGACGGTGCCCAGCGCCACGATCAGCACGCGCGCCGCCGGGGTTTCGCGGCGGATGTCGATCAGCAGCCACACGCCGGTCGCGGCAATGCCCAGGGCATAGATCGCCAACACCCAGCTCATGCCATCACCATCCCGCGCCGCTGCGCCAGCCCTTCGAAGATCTTTTCGCGGTCCGCGCTCATGTCGCCCGAAAGCGTGAAGCTGTAATCGCCCGCGCGTTCGGATCGCAGGCCACCGCGATAGGAAAGCTGCAGCTGGATCAACTGGATCGTCGCTTCGTCGCGCGCCGCCTGCTCGCCCTTCGGCGTGAACGTCACCGAAACCAGCGGCGCCCAGAAGTTGCGGCCATGGGTGCCGCTCGACAGGCGCTGCAGGCTGCGCCCGCCATGCAGCACCCGGTAATCGTCCGCCGCCAGCACCACTTGCGCCGCTGCATCGCCGCTGTCGCCGGGATCGATCTCCACGATCTCCACAGCTTGCGTTTCGTCCAGCGGCCGCACCAGGCGCAGCGTCAGGCGATAGGCCGTGGCCGGATCGGCCGGATTGCCCAAAAGCACGGTCTGCGGCCCCGCCGCGCCGAACCGCATGTCCATCTCGTCGGCAATGCCGTCGATCATGGCCTGCAGTTCGGCATCGGAAAGGTCGCTGCCTGTTCGCTCTTTCACCCGGTCGATCAGCGCCATGGCTTACTGCCCCTGACCTTCGCCAGCGCCGCCAGCACCCGCGCCTTCGCCCTTGTCAGAGCCGGGCTGCTTTTCCTTGTTCTGGCCGGGGGTAGCTTCCTTGGTGGTAGCAGGCCCCTTTTCAGCCTTGGCCTGCGCTTTGGCAGCACGCTGCGCTGCCTTTTCCTTCGGCCCTGGCGGCGGTGCCACATGCGGCACTCTGTCATCGGTCTCGCCCGGATCGGCAGGTTCGAAGTCTGGCAGCGCGCCATTCTCCAGCCCGAACAGCTCGTGCGCATCTTCGGGGATTTCATCACCTGGCGCTGCATAGAGGAACGCGCCCTCGGTATCGCCTTCGGCCACCAGCTTCGTCTTGTCGGCGTTCAGGAACAGCCGCTGCCTTGCAATCACATTGCCCATGTCAGGGTGCCTTCCGTCAAAGCGTTTCATAAAGATCGACGATCACCGCCGTCCCGTTCAGCGCGGAATTGAGCGTCACCGTGTTGCTTTCCAGCGCGCTGGCAGAAAACGCCACGCTCGGCGCGGTGCCTTCGCGCACTCCGCCCAGGAACGCCGCCACCACGCTGTTGCGCGATAGCTTGACCGGCAGGCCCAGCTTGGCCCCGGTCCCTACCCGCACGCGCTCGGTGGCGGCGCTGGCATAGGCAGGCAGCGTGATCTGGGTGACCGTCCTGAACGCCTTGTTGCCCGCAACCGTGCTGGCCCCGTTCAGCGCGATGGTTTCGGTAATTGCCTCGCCCCCGGCATTCGTGCCCACGATCACCACATTCCCCGTCACGTTGGCATCGTTGCCCTTCACGGTCAGGTTGCGCGGCACATCGGGCTGCGCGGCAAAGCTGGTGACCACTGTCGTGGCGCCGCTGGCCATGGCCGTGTCGGCCAGGACGCGGGTATCCGTGCCCAGCAGCGCCGTACCCAGCGCCGCCGACATGATCCGCGAAAGCGAACCTGCAATCTTGCCCATTGGAAATCTCCTGAATTGACCCGGCATGGACCGGCATGCGCGGGCCTCATCTGGCCTCTGCTGGCGCTGCCCCGGTCGGCAGCGCCAGCGTCCTGGCCGCTCTCGCGCGGGTATTAGAGATTAGTGACCGAACAGAACGCGGCCGGGCGCATCCACACCATCGCGGCGCGGGCATCGGCGCGCACCGTGCGCTTGCCTTCGGTGAACTGCGTGCCGACATAGCCGACCGCAACTTCCACGCCGCGCCGCTCGAACAGGCTGCACCAGGCGGGCTGGAACGAACCGGTATAACCGGTCCCGGCGCTGTCGGCGTCGTTCTGCACGACTGGCAGGCCCCACAGGCGTTCCGGGCCGCTTTCGGCGGGCGAACCCCAGATGTAGATGCCGTCCGCCGTGCGCAACAGGCGCACTGACTGCCAGTCGGTCGGGTGCATCACGTGGTGCGTCGGGATCGCACGTCCGACAGTGCGGATCTTGGTCATCGCCTTGTAGAAGGCGTCGGGAACCGGATCGGCGCCCTTGGCCTGGGTCTGGATGCCGCTCACGTTCTTCAGGCCGCGCAGGTTGGGCGAAGAACCATCCCCGATCAGCACCTGGCGATCCAGCCGCTGGCGCACGCCAAAGGTCAGACGGCTGTTGATGTAGCCCTGCATCATGGCCACGTCTTCCAGCTGCTCGTCCGTCACCGGCACGCTGTCGGTGATCTTGGCAACCGACGAAGTGCGCTCGGTGAACGCGAAGGTGCTTTCGGCATAAGCCGCGCCTTCCGCCGCTTCCGCCGCAGCGTGCGTGCGGGTGGTTTCTTCCATGTACTTGATTGCCGCCTGGGTGGTCGGGAACATCGGGATGATGTCCAGCAGCTGGATTGGCCGGGTCACCCCTTCGGTAAAGCCCGGCAGGCGCACGCTCTCCGGCGCATACCCCGCGCTGGTGGTCATCAGCGTCTTGGCGCGCAGCGTGGCAAACTGTTCGCCCTTCACCAGCATGTCCGACAGCAGCAGGTCCGGGAAGGAAAGATCGATGCCGCCCGGCGATCCGCGCTGGGCATATTCGGCATAACCCTTGGCCCCGGCGATCAGCTCGCCCAGCGACTTCACACGCTCGTTTTCGGTGCGGTAATTGCCCTTGCCGCCAAACGCGCCGCCGCCCGGCAACGGGAACCCGCGCACGCCCTGCTCGCGCGCTGCATGCTCCTGCGCGGCCTTTTCGGCCTGCTCCAGCAGGTCGGCCTTTTCGCCCAGCTCATTGAGTTCGGCGTTCGCCTGGCGAACCTTTTCCGCCACGGCCACCGAACCCTTCACGTCGGCGCCCAGGCAGGTCACGCGGTTGAAATCGTACTGCTTGCTGCCATCGTCGCTCACCACGATCGCCTCGGCAAACACCTTGCCAAGCTCGTCCTGCTTCGCAGCCATCTTTTCGCGCAGCTGCATCAAATTGAGATCCGCCATGCCCGTCACTCCTCAGGTCCAAAGGCCAAAATTGCCGGGCCATGTGGCAGGAGCGCAGCGCAGCTATCGCCCCGGACAGGTGTCCGGGGCCGGTGATGGGCGGCGGGGTGGTGAAAGACGATCGGTGCGGCGGGGTGCGGCGCGTCCGGGCTACCGGTCTAACCGATCAGCACCGCAGATGACAACCGTTGCTGCGTGCGCGGGAAAATGTCCGCCGCACATGCCGCCGCAATCGCCCCACAGGGCGGTTTAAGAAGGGATAAGAACGCAGGCGGCGGGTTTTTGCCGGGGGAAGGGCCGTCAGGCGCGCGTGCGGCGTCCTGACGGCAAAATGAAGCAAGCCCTTTTCAGGGTTTCAGATGCTTGCGCGAAAGCTGGTGCATGTACCCGGCCAGCGCCTGTTCGGCCGCCAGCGCATCCGCCTGGTCGGGCGTGCCAGCAGCCTTGCGCAGGACCGTGCCGATCGCGCCGTGGATTTCGGCCAGTTGCTTAAGGCCGGTGGCGGAAAGCGCAGCCGGGTCATCCCCGATCGCCACGGCCATTTCGGTCAGGTTGCCGATCAGCGGCGCGAACGCCGCCGCCTTCAGCGTGGCCGATTTCATCGAAAGCGTGCCCGTGCCCACTCCGGCGCCGCGCAGCACCGGCGATATTTCATCCACGTCCAGCTTCTTCAGTACCTGCACATGCTCGCCGTCGCGCTGCTCGTAAACGCCGTCCAGCACGCGATAGCCATACGACCATTCCTGCACCGGCAGCCCCTTGGACAGATCGAACTTCAGCGTGGAATGCCATTCGCGCCCGGTCTGCGTTTCAAGGTTCAGGTGCAGATCGGCCATGCACCAGTCCCCTTCCTCGTACAGCCACGCCTTGCCGAACGGCATGGCGCGGCGGTCGTGCGCGGGGATCATGTTCACCCACTGCCCGCCACCCGGCTTCCAGGCAAAGGCGCCGGGCGCATAGGTGTCGCCATCGCTGTCCACGGCCGAAAGCTGGGCAATGCGGGCGCGGCCGGTTCCGGCCTCGTCCATCTTCTCGATCTGCAGGCCCTTGATCTTCATCGTCTCACTCCTCGAAATGCGGCGCGAAGCTCAGCGTCCCGTTGGGATGCTCCTCGTCGGCCATGATCAGTGCCGCCTCGATCGAAACGATCGAACCGTTGCGCGCCATATGCTCTTCCAGCGATCGGCCCGGCCCCAGCAGCCCGTCATAGACCACCAGCGATTCCACCCCGGCCGCGCGCGCGCGCTCGATCGTCGCCACGTTCTGGGCATAGGCGGTTTCGGTGCGTGCGATCCGGCGCGACCGGTCCAGCGGCGTCGCGCTTGGCCCGGCTTCGACAAAATCCGATATCCGCTGCGCCAGCCGGATCGCGCCTTCGCCCGCCGCACGGCCTTCGGCCAGCGCCTCGAACAGCGCATCGCGCGCCTGCCCCTCCAGATCGACCAGGCCAGCCCTCCGCCCGCCCGCAGCCAGGATCGAACGCGCCACCACGTCGGGCAGCGATGCGCCCAGTCCCGCACGTTCGGCGGCGGCATCGCTGGCACTGGCCACGTCCAGGTAATGCGCGGCATACAGCGCGCGCAGGTCGCCGTTCCAGCGTTCGATGCCCAGCTTGTCCAGGATCATCGCCGCCAGCAGTTCGTCGGACTTTCGGCCTATGGCCTTGCCGGTCAGCGTCGGGTCCTTTTCCAGCAGGGCGAGCGCCTCGTCGCGCGCCAGCGTGCCCAGCGCCGCAAAGAAGGGCATAAGGCGCTTCTCAGCTGCAGCTTGCAGCCCGCTTGCCTGGCGCTGCAACTCCAGCGCATAGGCGTAGCCGCGCCGGTAGGCGTCCTGGCTCGCGCGCCGTCCGCTGCCCGCGCCATGATCGTGCGCCGGTCCCTTCAGCCGTTTCGGCGGCAGCGCCCCGTCCAGCCCCGGCACGGGTGGATTGCCTGGCCCGGAAAGGCGCGCGCCCGCTTCGGCCACCGGCACTTCCAGCACCGCGATCTTGCGCAGATAGAAGTCGGCCTTCGAAAGCGGCTCCTCGCCCACCACGCGCAGGGCCTGGTGGTGGCTGATCAGCCCGCCCTCGAACTGCTTGATCGCGCGGTCGCTGCGCTTGTCCTCGTCTTCCTGCAGCGCGATCACGTCGCCGGTGTCCCACACCACGCGTGCGCCGTTGAGGTCACCCCATGCGCCCGCCAGCGATCGCTGCACTTCGTCGGCCAGCATGCGGGCCATCGGCAGAACGCCGTTGTTCCAGGCCAGCTTGCGCAGTTCCTCCATCGTCGCGCCAACCTTGGTGGATTGCAGCCCTGCGCCAAAGCCGACGACTGCTGCCGGAATGCCCAGGCACGCGCACACCCGCTCTTCGGCCACGTCGCGGCCTTCGCTCATGTTCATCTGCTGCGGGTTGAAGCCATAGGCTTGCACGTCGGTCGGGGCGCCCATCACCAGCGGCCCGCCACGGTTGTCCCCGCCGAACGTTTCGGTGAACCACGCCTTGGTTGCCTCCACGTCTTCGGGCGCTGGCATCGCGCCGCCTTTCGGGCTGATGACCACGCCAGGCACGCCCATGTTGCGCAGGAGCGAGGCGACGAAGTTGCTGCTTTCCAGATCGATGAAGATCTCGCGGATCACGCCGTCCAGCGGCGAAAGGCCCATGCGCAGGTTGCGCGGATTGATGCCATGGCGGAAATGCACCACGTCTTCCGGCGGAATGTGGAATGTCTCGCCAGCGCCGCCGCCGGGCCGGTAGTGATAGTGCCGGATGAACTCGCTGCCATCCTGCGGCCAGCACGGCTCCATGCACCAGGTCGGCACAAACCAGAGCTGGGCAGGGCGGCCCAGCGGGTTGCGCACGATCAGCCAATAGGCATTGCCGGTGATCGCAAACGAAAGGACCGTGGCCATCCACAGCGCGATATCGCCATAGAAAGGGTTCGGTGTCTGGATCAGCGCCAGCATCGGATGGTTCGGCACATCGCTGTCGTTGCCCCGCGCATCCTTGCGCCGCACGCTCAGCACCGCCTCTGGCAGCGCACGGGCAATCCACATCGCAGGCGCGGTCACGACAGAGGAATCGAGGCAGTCGCCCACTTCCTTGCGATAATCGAACCGGGTGCGCCGCAGCAGGCCGGAAAACATCGACTGCCGTCCGATATGGCGCATCCCGCCCGCAGGCGGCGCCCCCTTCGTGGAAATCGCCCGCAGGCGCGCAAGCCAGTTCATGCCGGAATCCAGTCATCGTCAAGAGTGCGGACAGCGCCAGGACGCCTGGGTTCGTTCTGCGGCCGCCACTGCGCGCTATTGCCGCTGGCTGCCGCATGGATCGCCAGCGCCAGCGCCCAGAACCGGTCGGAGTGCCCGTCTTTCGTGCGCTCGGCGGTAAAGCGGATGTTGCCCGCTGCGGTCGTCGTCTTGGTCACCGCGCGCAGATCGGCGCGGATGGCCTTGTCGTACGGGATGCGAAGGGCGCGATCTTCCATCTTCGCCCGCAGCGGATAGGCCAGCTCTTCCTTTACCCGGCCGGAAAAGTTCACGCCTTCCACGCGGTATGTGCCGAACGCCTTCTGCGCATCGTCGGTCCAGCCAATGCCAAGACCCGTGCTATCGATGCACACCCGCTGACAACGCTGAAACCATGGCCACAGGATCTTCTCCTGGTCGCCCTTGGTCATCGCCTTCATCGTTTCAATATGGCGGGTATACAGCACGTCGCCCAGCAGCTCGACCACCCACAGCACGGTCAGGTCCTGCTTGCGGCCGATATCGACCCCGGCATACAGCGTGCCGCCTTCGATTCGTGTCCAGTCCGTTCCGGCCGGGTACTCCGCCGATGCGATCAGGTCATATTCCAGGAATGCAGCGTCATCGTCGGCAGGCTGGCACATGTACTCCTGCAGGAAGCTTTCCTCGTCCGCGCAGCCGGATTTGACGAAGTCGTAGTAATCCGCCTCGGTCATGTCCTGCTGCTCGGCATCGGCGGGCAGGGACTGCTGGAGCTTGTACAGGAACCCCTGATCCAGCGCGTCCTGCAGCGTCACGGTGTGCAGGCTGATCTTCTTCGGGTTGCCCTGTTCCCTGATCTCGCGGACCAGCCCGTTGAAGAAGTTGTGGCTGCCGCGGTGGGTGCTGATCAGTTCCATATTGCCGCCCCAGGTGATCCCCGGATAGGCAATGGCCCACAGCTTGCGCGGATCGGGGTGCAGGGCAAACTCGTCCAGGATGCGCCCGCCGCGTTTGCCCGCCTGGGCATCGGGATTGGAACTCATCGAATTGATGCGCTTGCCCGTGGCAAAGCTCAGCACATAGGCAGTCTGCCGCGTGCGCTCGTCGACGATGCGCTCGCCCAGGTCCTGCGCTGCAAGATCCAGCACGCCGGTAAAAAGCTTGCAGTCTTCCAGGAACAGCCGTGCCTGGATGTCATCGCGGCTACTCACCCACTGATCGTGCCGCGCGCCTTCCTTGCCGGTGCGCGCCACGGCAGCATAGGCGGTGGACCACGAGATACCGATCTGGCGGCTCTTCTCCATCAGCTTCAGCCGCGAATCGTCGCCGATCCACTTGCCCTGGTAAGGCAGGAAGATCGCGCCCGGATTGGCGGGGATGTTGCGAGCCGCTCCCATCAGCCGACGCCAAGCGCACGGTTGATCTCGGCCAGCGTCTCGGCCGAAACGCCCGCCTTCTTCACCTTCTCGGAAACCTCTTCGGCGGCCCTGGCCATCTTCTCGGCCACCCGCGCCTCCAGCTGGCGGCGGTATTCGTCCGATCCCTTCTGCGCGCTCACCGCCGATTGCAGCGCGCGGCTCAGCTCCATGATGCCCTTGGTCGAAACCTCGCCGCCTTCCAGCAGCTGGAACATCGCCGTCTTCAGCATTTCGGCCACGGCCACCGTCACCTGATCCGGCCCATCGGTCCCCAGCGAAGTCACCAGTTCGCCCGACATGCGCTGCACTTCGTCGAGCTTTCTAAACTGGATCGCCTTGCGCACGGCATAGCGCGACCACGCGCCTTTCGAGATCGGCGGCAGGCCCTTGTCGGCCAGTCGCTCGTTGAACTCGGCCAGGATCACCGTCTGCGGCAGCTTGCGTTCGCGCAGCTGGTCCAGCGCCCAGATCACATCCGGCTCGGCTTCGTCGGGCAACTGGTCGATCGACGATAGCCGGCCCCGGCCTTCCCGGCGGCCCTGCGCGGCATCGTCCGCGTTGCGGGGATCTTCGGCGCCCGTCACGTCACAGGGCCTCGGCGGGCGGGGTGATCCCTTCGATCACCACCCGCTCGTCCAGGAAATCACGCCCCAGCGGCAGGATTTTCGCCACCAGCACGGTTCCCGCCGGTTGCAGCTCGATCGTGCCCAGCGCCTCCAGCTTGCGCAGTTGGGTGGCAATCCAGTCGCGGTCGCGCTTGATGCCATAAACATCCAGCGTGCGGCGGATGAGCAGCTCGTTCAGCCGCCCGTCGACCTGACGCTTCAGTTCGCGCAGGATGTGCAACCGCGCATCGGGTGCAATGAAGTCGCTCATATGCCGCTCCTCACTTTCCCAGCCCCTTCTCGATCAGCAACCGTTCGATGCGGTCGATCGACCGGGCAGACCTCTCCATCAGATCGCGCTGGGCGCCCGTGCGCTCCTCGATCAGCATCTCGATCCGCTGCAGGTCTTTTGCCGTGGCGGCATCGCGCATCAGATCCGCCACTTCGTTTTCAAGATGCCCGACCCGCTGCGACAGTGTGGAAACATTGCCCGAAAGACGGCTTACTTTCTTGCCCAGCGTGCCGGTGCCTTCCGGGTTCGCGGCCCCGCCGCGCCACACCACCGTTCCGATCGACGCCACGATGAAGATTATGATGGCCCATTCCAGCCAACTGCCGGTCATTGTTCGTTCCCCGTATTGCTGGAAGGTGCCTTGCTGGCGCTATTACCGTTTCCGGTTTCGCTGCCGGTCTGACTGCCTGGGCCGGTTCCGGGCGCATGGCCGTGCGCCGCCGCGCCGATCAGCCGCCGGATCGCGCCTTCGATCTCGCGCCCGGCAAACTCGATCAGCGAATAGCCGGAAAATCCCAGCCCGATGGAAACCACGAAGGCCAGCAGCGGGCCGGGCCGCGATTGCGCCACCCATACCACCGCCACGATCAGCATGATCGCGGTTACCACCGCAAAACGCGGCCAGCCCACCTGCATCTCGCGCCTTGGGGCCAGTGGCCGTGCCAGCAGCACACCCGCCACCGCCAGCGCGCCCTGCAATGCAGGCACGGACAGCGCATCGATCTGGATCATCAGCCCGCCGCCGCCGCGCGGCTCGCCCAGCGCCGCTGCCGCAAGCGAAAACGCCCACGGGCCATAGAACGCCGCCAGGTGCTTGAGGGATACCGGCTCGATCATGGCACCGCCGACGTTTGCGGGGACAGGTCCAGCGCGGCTGCGGCTTCTGCGGCATCGATCAGTTTGTCCAGCTGGTGCGCCTGCTCGCTGGCAATCAACCGCTCGGTGATTGTCATCGCCCCTGCGCAGCCTGTTCCAGCGGCGCCAGAAAATCCTTGATCGCTGGCCGCTTCAGCAGTTCCGGCGCTGGCCGGAACGGAGCCGGGCAGACCAGCCGCAGCGGTGCTGCGGGTATCGGTTCGGGCGGTGCTTTCCCGCAACTGACCAGCAAGAAGCTCGGCACGGCGGCGCAGGCCAGCCAGATCGGATTGCAGCGCACTCACGTTCTCCCGGTTGATCGCATCGTGCGCAGCAGCCACGCGCACCAGATTGCCCTTTTGGCGGATTGCCGCCTGCCGCGCCGCCGCACGCACATTGTCCACTGTACGCTGGCACGCCTTGCCCTTGGCCGTCAGGCTGCTGATTTCAGCGCGAAGCGCAGGAATGGTTTTCCAGCGGTCATGGGCCGTTGCGAACAACAGCAGCGCGATCATGGCGTGGCGGATATCCGAAAATACCCATGACAACGCCTTATGCACAGGCTTCCACAGCCCGCCTGCCAGCTTCAGGAAAAGGGCAATAGCGAGGTTCATGCGAAGCCCTTCCCAAGCCGATCTGCCCGGTTCAGCCAGCCCCGCAGGAACCGCTGTTGCGAAGGGCTGTTGCGCGCGATGGCGCGGTATCGTTCGCGCACGGCATCACGATACGCGGTGGTCAGCGCGGGCAGGCCAAGGCCGGGCCAGTGCATCACCTCCAGCATGGCATTGCGCGTGGCATTGCCGATGATGCCGTCAACCTTCAGCAGGCCGATCCGCGCCTGGCTGGCGGGCATCAGCAGAATGCAGGTGTTGATCGCGCGCTGCAGCAGCTTGCGCGCGGCCACCAGCCCGCCATTCACCGCCTGGTCGAACAGCATTTCGCCAATGGGAACAGGGAATGTTTCGGCCTGCAACCGCAGCCAGAAGCAGCGGTGATACAGGAATATCGCATCGCCCACGGTCAGCTTGCGGATATCCGCACCGTCGATATCGCCATCCATGTCAATATCGAAATCGGCCAGTCCGTCGCCGTCCGCGTCGAATGCGCCCTCCGCTTTCAGAAAGCGCAGCGATATGCCGAACTTGGTCTCGCCGCCCCGGTCGACCGGGTCGTTTACATGCCCGCCTTCGACGCCCAGGACATGCAGCACCGCCTTGCGGTAACGCAGGCTGTAAGCCTGCACCACGATCTCGACCGGCGTGTTTTCGGGCCTTGCTGGCGTGTTTTCGGGAAGGTTCGCGGCGCTGTCCATGGGCCGCTTGTGGCCGTTGCAGCGCCTGTGCATCGCCCCGGACACCTGTCCGGGGTACATTGCCGGGGTGTCAGAACAGGCTCATCTGCCGGTTGTCGCGTATTTTGGCGCGGTGGCGCCGGATCGTGCGCATGCTGTAGCGTGTGGCCATCGCTATGTCACGTTCGGACCGGCCCTCGGCAATCAGCCGGTCCAGTTCGGCGCGTGCCTGCGCCTCGTGGCCCGTCGGCCCCAGCGGTATCTCCAGCCGGTATCCCTTGATCCCGCAGGTCAGGAAATCGGCCAGTTCGTTGGCTTCGCGGTGCCCGATGGCCTGCGCCAGCCAGTGGTCTTGCGCCACAACCGGCGGGATATAGACTTGCGTGCCACCGCGCAGCGCCGCGATCGTCAGGGCCGCATCCTCGCCGACAATGTCGGCGATCTGCGCCAGCACCGGGGGAAGCGAAGCGGCGGGCATGATCAGCCTGCGTCCTGTCCGGCGCGGCCCAGCGCCTGCGTCCTGCGCCCGTCGCCGTCTTCAGGGTTCAGCACAGTGGTGATGATATCGTTGCGCACCACGTACAGGTGCCCGTCCATCTTGATCACATAGTCCATGTCGCCAAGCGCGCGCGCAGAACTCGCCGCGCGCGCCAGGCCCACCTGTATGCTCATGCGCACACTTTCCACGTCCATCCCGCCGACCCGCTCCAGAAAGCGGATCAGCGCATGGTCGGAAACCGGCACCATTCCGGCCTGCCGCGCCATGACCGATTTCGGCGCGCTATGGCCCGTGCGCGGTGCCTTGCTGCGATGCCTGCCCATGTCAGAATGCCCCCCAGCAATAGCCGATCACGCCCGATACGATCGCGGTGATGATCAGGTCGCGGATGATCACGCCGATGGCACGCCACCGCGCGGCGATGCGCCAGTCGTCGTCGTTAAGAGGCCGATGCGGCATGTTCGCCTCCCGTCATCGCGTCGAAGTCGGCGAATACGGCCTCGATCTCGGCGCGCTTCTCGATGATGCACTTGGCCAGACCGGACGTGATTCCGCTTTCCGCGCCAATCCGGCCAAGGATCACCGAAAGGTCTGCCAGCACAGCGGCTTCGGCGGTGGAGTGCAGCTTGCCCTGGTTATCGGCAAATGCCGTTGCAACTTTAGCCACGGTCGCCTCCATCCGTCTTGCCGTCGCAGCTGCCCCACGCTGCGGGCGTGCCAAAGGCTGTGCCGTGCGTGCGCAGCTTGAAGCCCAGCGCCTTGGCCAGTCGCTCGTAATCGCTGGCCGTCCACGGGTCCGCCATCGCGTTTTCGATCCCGCACAGCTTCCACGCGGCATCGTGCAGGTGCCAGTCGGCAGGCGCGATACCGGCTTCCTTCAGCTTGATCAGGATCGCCGCGCACAGCGATGCCTGCAACTCGATCGGGTTGAACTGCCTGCCCGTCGCGCGGTTGTGCTGCAGCCAGCCATGGCGGCTCGCCATGCTTTTCAGCGCCTCGATCAACCGGAAGGCATCCGATTGCCGCGCCCACTGCAGCTTGTCGCATCCCAGCTGGCGACGGGCGAAGGCTTCCAGCGCCTCCTCGGCCGGGTTGTTAACGGCGTTCAGGTGATAGAGCGATATCCACAGCGCCCGTGCCTTGCGCGCCATCGGATGGCTTGCCGCCTTCTTGCCGGGCAGTGCCTTGAACCCCTTGGCCTTCATCACGTCCAGCACGCGGGCGATCTGTGCCTCGCTGCAATCCTTCAGGCTCATTGCCCCGGTCTGGTCGAACAGGATCTGGCGATAATCATCCTCGTCCATGTTCAGTTGCTGGCGTGCGATCTGCACCTTGGCGATCATCGACCGGCGGTGCTGGCTGCTCTTGTCGAACTGCGCGGGTACGGCCCGCGCCACGGCCTTTGTGGCATCAGAAGCTGGCATGATCGTTCCCTCCTGTTTCCCTGTCTGTCCCGGCGGACGCATGCTGGAAGTGGAAGCGCATGGCTTCGGCCACACGCCGAAACCGCCGGTCCTGCAGGCGCAGCGCAATGACTTTCTTGTGCAGGTGCATCACGCTGGTGCGATCGCGCTCGATCGCGCGGCCGATCTGGCAATAGTTCATCGGCTGTGCGGTGATCGAACGCAGCAGCCAGACCACCAGGGCGCGCGCTGCCACCAGGTCGTCGCCGCGGCGGTGCGAATGGAAGGCCACTTCATCGATCCGGTAAAAGTGGCAGACAAACGCGATCACCCGCGCCGGTGAAACCCACACTGGTTTGGGGCTGTGGGGCCGATCAGCCACCGCATGCAGCGCGGGCAACCGGGCACGGCGCTCGTCGCCGTCCCGCCAGAAGGGTGCCCCGCCGATCATGGGTAAATCCCCAGTACCAGTGGCAGGCAGAGCGCCAACACAGCTGCTGTCATGCCAACGACCGGCCAGTCTTCCGGCTCGATCAGACGCACCGCAGGCTTCTCACCAGCCTCAAATGGCCGGATCACGGGTTTATCATCGCACCAGCGGTCCACCACGCCTGCGACCTGGTTAACCTTGGCAAGAAGGGTCTGAGGATCGGTGAGCAAGTCGCTCCACAACACCGTTTCGGTGAACGTGGTATTGCCCTGCAGCGCTTGCACGTTGCCGATCACGGTCACACCCGCGCGGCAAAGGCTGATCTGGACACGGTTGAATCTGTCACCGGCGTCTGCCGCCACATCGGCGGCCTCTTTGAAGACCGCGATCATGCTGCCAGCGCCCGTTGCGAAAGCTGCGACCAGGCATCCTGCAGATGCTCTTTTGCCAGCGGGCGCTGATCGGTGGCGGCGATCATCCACGCCAGTTCCAGCGCCATCGTGCCGCCGCGCAATCCGCCCGGCATCCCCACGATCCGGCGCACCAGGCCAAGAGTGGCCTCGTCTTCCACCTTCCACGCCTTGGCCAGCGCGTCGGCATCGGCTTGCAGCGGCAGCGGGCGGATCATCCGCATCGAAACACGGCTGTAAAGCTGGGCGAACGCCGCGCTGCGGGTGCCGCCTTCGAGCTGCTGCATGACTTTCACATTGCCCAGCAGGGCAATGCCCACGCCCGTGGCATCGTGCCAGCTGCGGATTTCCTCGATCGCCTTTTCCGAAAGGTGCTGCGCCTCGTCGATCACGATCAACGCCTTGCTCATGTTCTTCACGCGCTCACGGATCCGGCGGGAAAGCTTTTGCGGCGTTCCCACCGCATCGCGCTCGCCCAAGGCTTCCAGCACTTCGATCTGCATGTTGTTCACGCCAGCGGTCGAAGGTGACATCGTGGCAAGGAACACATGGGTATAACAGTCACGGTACATCTTGGCCGTCATCGTCTTGCCCATGCCCGCACCCGTGGCGATCACCACGATCCGGCCACGCTGCGCCCAGGTCAGCAGGCTCGTGATCTGTTCGCTGGTGGCGGTCGGGAAGTAATCCGGCAGGTCCGGCGCTTCGACCTCGATCTTGGCCTGGTTGGACAGCAACTGGCGATAGCGATAGACCTTCTCGGCAAGGCGGCGCTCGTCACCGGCATAGCCTTTGGGGCTGCCGAACTGGCTCAGCGTGCCTTGCGGGATATCGATGCGCTTGGCCAGTTCCGACCAGCTCAACTGGGTGCTGGCGCGATGGTCGATCAGCCACTTGCGCTGTTCTTCGATATCGATGGTCGCGGTAGTAGGATCATTCATGTAGAGCACTCCTGTCTCTCGTTGGGGGACAGGTGCGCGGGGAAGTTTCTCAAGGCCGCCCCGCGCACCACCTTAATCGTCGCGCTTCACAAGCTTGAGCGCGGCGAAAACCTTGTCTTCGTTCTGGCTGGGCTGGCGGGCCGCATCGGACACCAGCTTCAGCGCCGCCGCCGTCTGGCCCCGGTGGCGAACCGGACGGTACACTTTCGGTTCGGGCGTTTCGGCTTCCGGGGCATCCACCTGCAAAGCGGCCACTTGCGCGGCGCTAAGAAGGTTCTCGGCGGTCACCCCGTCACGGATGCGGCGGCGGTATTCGGCCACCATCCGCGCCGTTGCCTTGGCCGCACCGGCATCAAGGAACATCACGTCGCCGAACAGTTGCGCGCTGCACAGATAGGCACCGGCCTGGTCGTAGAGATGGATATCGCGCAGCAGGTTGTCCGGGTCGAACCGCACGGTAACCTTCTGCCCGTGCAACCGGCCGCATTCGGGCGACCAGTACCGGTTGCCGAACAGCGTGATCTCGCCGGTATTGCGGTTGATCGTCTTCTGCTCACCGGCCAGCAACGCCATCCGCATCGCTTCGGGCGATGCCTTGCCAATCGGCGCACTGGCAAGGGAATCGGCAAAGACCGCATCGAAGCTGCGCCCCCTGGCCGTTTCGGTGCGCCGCCCCAGCTTTGCGTTGTGATCGGCAATGCCCTTGTCCACCTGGGCGACAAAAGCATCCCACGCGACGGCGCGGCTGCCATAGTTTTCCGGCTTGGCCATCGGATTGTTGCCAACATAGGCCCCGGCAAACGCGGGGTGCCGGGCAATCCGGTCGCACATGTCACGGAACGCGCGCTCGATTGGCTTGGACTGCCCACGATACGGCGTGGCCCAGTGAATGTGGATGCCCAGCCCGGTCAGCAGGCCGACTGGTTCTTCCGGCTTGATCTTGAAACGGAACCGGCTGCCCGCGCCCCCGGTGATCCATTTGCTGGCAAACGCGCGCCCGTTATCCAGCACGCATTCCTTCGGTATGCCCCAGTTCTGGAACAGATCAGCAAAGCACAGCCGCGTCTGCACCGCGCTTTCTTCGCCGCCGATGCGCCAGGCCAGTATCTTGCGGCTGTAGATGTCCTGGATTGTCACCATGATCGGGCGGATCACGCGGCCATCGCCGGTCTTGACGAAAACATCGAACTTGTGCCCGTCGATGTTGACCACTTCCATGGCGTGCAGGTGCGCCACGGTGCGGCGCTGGGCCGGGATCGACCGGCGCAGCGCCTCTTCGCCCTTCCGGCGCAGCAACAGGATTCGCGGGTCGACCTCGCGCTCCAGCTTGCGCCGGATCGAACGTTCCGATGGCATCGCCAGCCCGCGCGCCGTGGCGATTTCCCGCGTCCGGTCGTAACAGCTTGTCAGCGTGGGTTGTTCCGGCCGCAGATAATCGGACAGGAAGATGCGCCAGATTTCCTCGGCGATATCGGCCTCGCGTCCGCCGCCCTTGCGGCGCGGCGCCAGCGCCACCAGGCGGTTGTGCCGCGCAACGCCTTTCACCAGCGTCCGCCAGTTCCAGATCGTGGCCGTGCTCACGGCATGGCTCATAGACGCGGCATTGACCGCCATGGTCGATGATACGCCCGACTGTTCCAGCAGTTCGATTTCGGCCAGAATGGCAACGCGGCGTTGGGCTTCGGCCTTGGACTTGTCGCTTTGCAGATCATACCAGCGCCAGCCTTCGGCGGTCGGGTCTTCAGCCTCTACCAGCGTGATTTCGCCCAGCTTACGGCCCAGATCGACACGGGCTTGCCCCGGCAGAACCGAAACATGGAACTCCATGCCGCCGCCCCGTGCCTCGCGCTGGCGCGCCAGTGGGTTGCCTGCCTTGTCGCACTGAATGATCCAGCGGTTGTCGCGGGCGTGGCGGTTCATCGCCCGCTTGTCGTGCGGCAGGCCGGGCAGGCGCAGTTCCGCCAGTTCGGCGGCGGTGAACCATTCGCGCGCAGGCGTGCTGCCTTCGCCGGGTACGGGATCTTGTTGCGCGCGCGGCTTCACTGGAAACGGCCCTCCCGGATCAGCGGCGCATCAGCCGCCAGCTTTGTTTTCTCTTCGCGCAACCGCGCAATCTCGCGGTCGATCTGCCCCAGGCGGGCCGTCTTCACTTCGGCCCCGATCAGCCCGGCCATGCCGATCTCGCGCAGCAGCGGGTCCATCAGGTCGTGGCGCTTGGTCACCAGCACCAGCGCATAGAAGCGCGACATCGGCACGCGGTGATCGGTGCGGGCCGGACTGGCATAGGCATCCAGCATGGCCCGGCTAACATCCTCGTCCAGCAGGATGCTCATTTCGGCGGCGATGATCTCGCGCGGGCGGGAATCGCTGTTCAGGATCGAACCGACCGTGCGGCAGATCATCGCCTCCAGCCCGGCCAGCCCGGCGGCACCGGTGCGGGCAACAGGCTCCGCAAAGGTGAAGCCAAGCTGATCGGGATGGATGCGCGCCTTAGGCATCGGCGCTCTCGATGCGGATGTTGGGAAGCGGCTGCACAAGCAGCTTCCCGCGTTCCGTCGCAGATTTCGCACCGCCCCAGAAATACTCGCCGCCATCGACGCAATAGGCGTCGCACTGGACTTCATTCCGACTATTGATGGTGCAGTATTCGCTCTTGAAGCCGATGATTTCTCCGAAGAGGAACAGGCCCGGCGGGCATTGATTGAGAGTGACCAGATTCGCGCTCACAGCTGCTCCCCCAGAAAGTCAGGATTGTCATTGCCCCGCGCCAGGCGCGGATCTTCCGACCGGCGCGGCACGTTCACCAGTTGCAGCCGCAGCACCGGCACCACAGCCACGCCCATCAGGCTTTCATGCGTTTCAGACCCTTCCAGAAGGGCCTTCACGGTCCTCTCATTCAGGCAAAACGGTGCGGGACGCAGGTTCACGCCATGTCTCCCTGCTGATACCAGAGCGTCGGCTGCGGTTGTGCTTCAACCTCGCGCGTCACCGCCGCGCGGCTGCCGCAGTCCATCATCGCCTGGCGCGCCCGCAACCGGCGGTCGCTGTCCTGCCAGCGCAGCCGCGCCGCCGCATCGCGCGGGCTGCACCCCATCGCCACCCCGGCCTCGAAGGCCAGCCGCGCGGCGCGGAATCGCTCTGCAAGAGATTGGGCCATCACGAATGCTCCTTCCCAACGCCCAAAGGGCGGAAATCGCAGGAACTGAAACGCACGGAACGGACACCGACCAGCGGCACCGCGTAAAGCGGCGCGCCGTCGATTGAAGGAATTGAAACCGGATGCAGCACGTCCAGCGCCCGCTCCCGGCCGCGCAGGCGGCGCAGCGCGGCACGTTCCTCCAGGCAGCACAGCAGCCGGTGGATGTTTTGTGTGCTGGAAACGCCAAGGCCGCGCCCGCATTCGCGCAAGCTGGGCGAAACCCCGCCATGCGCGATCTGATAGCCACGGATGAACCGCAAAAGCTCCGTCTGCCGGGGCGTCAGCGTGATCATGCCCGCGCCTCCTGCAGGATCGCCCGCAGCAGGACGGCCGATCCGCGCTGCATCGCATCGCGGTGGCGCTTTGCGGCATCGCCCACGTGATATTCTCGGACAACCGTCTGCACCCGTCCGGCGCTAAGCCCGGTCGTGCTGGCGATCGCGCGGATCGGCTTGCCGCCGTCCCACAACGCCATGATGGCCTGTTCCTGGGGGCGAAGCTGCGCCATCACGCAGCCCCCGCTTCGACCATGCCCAGCGGCGGCAGCCAGATCGTGCGCGTTTCACCTGGGCGTGTCGGCTTGCGCACGTCCCACACGACCGCGCAGTAATCCACCATGCCCCCGCGATAGGCGCGCCCGCCCATCGCCGCGATCATGTCGCCCGGAGGCATCGAAGGCCGCTCGCAGAAGTGCAGGACGAACTGCGGTGGATGGTCGATCCGCACCAGCCGCGAACGCCTCTTGCCCATCGCCAGCCACTTCGCGGGCAGGATCATCACCACCCGGTCCGTCGCCAGTTGCAGCGCGCGGCGCACGAACGCCTCGCTCACGATCATCTGCCGCCCGTCCAGCCAGTATTTGCGATAGGAGAACGGCGGGTTGCACCAGATCGAACGGCGCGGAAACAGCCGCGCCTGGATCGGCTCGTCCTCGATAAAGCACATGCTTTCGAACGCGATCAGTTCGGGATGCTCGAAGTCTTCCCAGGCAACGCGATTGACGATGTCCGAAAGCAGGTACTGCCCACGGAATCCCGCGCTTTGCAGCCAGGTGGCGCTATGGCCAAAGCCCGCAGCCGGGTCCCATATCGCCGCGCCGCTCTCGGCCTCTTCCAGACCGATTGCCTTGGCAATCTGCTCCCACTCCCAGCCCTCTTCGACATACCAGTCGTAAGGATGGCGCTTGGCAGCCCGCCCGGTGGAAATCTCACCGCGCATCAAGCTTCATCCTCGTCCATGGCAAGGTTCGGCGCGGTGAACGGATAGTCGATTGGCAGATCCCAGCGGGCCAGATACTTTACCATCGAAAGACCGTGCGCCTCGCGGATGTGTGGCATCAGCCGCTCCATCTTCTCACCACAGTCGAGGCAGACGAGATGGTCGAGTTTCACCGATTGCCGGATCGTCACGGCCGGCTTCAGCGGAACCGACGATTCCGGTGTTTCACCCAGCTCGGCGTTCAGCACGTCCCGCAGTTGACGCTTCACCTCGTCGCTCTTCAGCACCGCCACGATCTCGGTCACATGCCGCTTCTGCTGCGGCGCGGTCAGACGGCCAAGGTTCCCGCAGATCGCGTTGACCGCCTTCTCTTCGCCGTTCGGCTTGCGGCCTTCCTTCCCCGGCACGCCCGCCGCGATCACCGCATCGTCCGCGCTCATTTCCGTGTCGGCCAGCAGCGCCTCTATCGCGGCGCGGCGCATGTCTTCCTCGCGGATCGTGGCGATCATCTTCAACTGGCTGGCATTGCTGCCCACCACCGGATGCGCCGCCAGCGCCTCGATCAGATCGGGAAACGGCTCGATCAGCAGCCGGAAAAGCTGCAAGTCGTTGTGGATAGACCGGGCCGACATGTTCAACGCTTCGGCGGCGGATTGCTCCCAGCCATATGCTTCTGCAATTTTTGCAGAAGCATCGTTTACTTCTTCGGTCAGCGCGTCGTCGGGCCGCATTTCATGGGCTTTCACCCGTTCCCAGCGCAGCTTTGCGCCAAGGCGCTGGTGCGAGAGATTGCCGTGCTGCCGCGCGATGCGATCCTGCGCCGCCTGCACCAGCGCGGCGGTGAACTTCGCCCGCTCCAGCGGCTCCAGGCGGCGGCGGTGCAGGTTTTCCGATGCTTCCTGATCCGCCAGGTCTTCCGGCCTGCCGGTCACTTCAACGGCGAAGATCGGAATGCCCTCCATCCGCGCACCCGCCGTGCGGTGCATGCCCACAACCAGCTTCCACGGCTTTTCCGCACCCTTGCGGCTTTTCACCACGCTGATCGGCGTACGCTGCCCGTCCACTTTCATCAGGCGGCCAAGCGCCGCCGCCTTGTCCGGGTAGAAGAACCCGATGCGCCCGGAATCGTCGATATCGTTAGGATCAAGCTCCAGCATCTGTGCGCCGGAAAGCAGACTGTTCATTTGCAGGTCTCACTTAGACAATGCGCGGCACCGGCCGCAGCGGTAGGGTTCCCGAAGTCAGCACGATCAGGAGAACCCGAATGGATTTGCCCCTCGCCGACAGGATGGAAGCCTTGGAATTGCTGGCGATCAGCCACCTGCACGCGATGGCCCAGCGTGACAGCCAGCTCTTCGATAAGACCAGCCAGATGGCCTATGCTCACGCTGATGTTCTCGAAGAGGACGGCAACCGCATCGCGGCGCGCTTGCTTCGAGAGCACATCGCCACAATCAAGCTGCGCGCGAACTGAACGCCGATGCGCCGCCATTTTCTGCGCAGTCTCGCGCGCCTTCTCCGGCGTGGGAAAATCGACAGCACCCATCACGCCACCGCCTTTCTGGTGCGGCGCGGCAGCGGTTCGTCCTCGTCCCAAACCAGCGCCATCGCCAGAACCGTCGCGCCATCCGATGCATCATCGGCATCGGCGTCCACCGCCGCTTGCATCAGCCGCCGCACGTCCGGGAGAACTGAGGGTGCATATTCACCGACCCAGCGGAAATATTGGGCAAGCACACTGGCCGCATCGAACACATCACAGGGGTTTGACATCACGCCCTTCCTCCCTTTTTCGCTTTTCCGTTCAGCACGTCGTGCATCCACTTCAGGCTCAGCGCGGTGCGCCGCATGTCCACGGGATCACCGCCATGATTCAGGTTTTCGGTAAGGTTCGCCGCCACCAGCAGCGCGGTGCCGCGCACCATCGCCTCTTCGTCGTCGGCGCTGATCAGCGCGTTCAGTTCGCCCGCCACTGCCTTGAACTGCGCCATCCGCTTGATCTCGGCGCTTTCGCGCATGGCGAACCGCCCAAACGCACCTTTGCTGATCGGCCTGCCGCCGCCTGCGGTCACCCGGTTATTCAGTTCGGCCAGAATGTCCGTCTGGCTCATCACCCGCTTCACCAGCTCGGCTTTCACCCACGCCAGGTCATCGGGGAATTTATCTTGCAACCGGTCCACCGAAGAAAGCCGCCCGCGTCCGTCGCCGCGTATCGCCTTGGCGCTCTGCGCTGGCGCGGCCTTGCGCGGCATCTCGTAAACGCCCTGCTTGCGGATCGCGGTCAGCACTTCACCCGTCACCCACTTGCGGAACTTCACCGCATCCGGGCGGCGCGATTTGAAGATGGCGTGGTAAAGGCCGCTCTCGGAGATGATGATGACCTTCTGATCACCTCCAAGGGTACTCACAGTATGAGTACCCTTTTCATCCTCATCGAGAACCCTAAGCATATGCGGCGTGTGCTTGTACCCAAGCACCTTGGCCACATCGCCCGCCACAAACCACGGATCGGCGCCGATCTCCACAACCCGCACCAGCGCATCGCCATAAGCGAACGGAACCAGCGCGCCCATTACGCGGCCTCGCTATTCTGCGAGTGCATTGGCTGCTGCACCCTGCTACTATCCGAATTATCGGATGTTTTTGCGAGAAGGCGCTCGATTGCCTTGGTCACACGCTTGCTCGGCCTTCCGCGCATAACGTCGTGCACCGATTTATTCGGCAAACGGTGCGCTCGCTCGAATGCTGCAGCCGACCCGTAAACCTTACGGATCGCCGCCAGAACATCCTGTGGATGCAGATTTAAGAGGGTCATTGCATGAAATCCGAATTAAAAGCCGATTTCTCGGATAACAAGCGAGGAAGAGGTCGTCAATTAGATTCTTCGGATGATCCTGTGGGAAACCGGATTATTCATGCACTGGCTGGCCGCCAGCGAAAGTGGCTGGCGGATGCTTCCGGCCTTTCGCAAAGCACCATAAGTGATTGTATAAAGTCGGGAATATCCAAGACCGAGCCAGCTATTGCTATCGCCAACGCTCTTGGCTGTTCGGTTGATTGGCTTCTGACCGGGGGCGCGCAACTTCGGTCAGCAGCAGTCGCGTCAGTTGAGAACAGCGACTGGATCGATGTGCCCGAGCACGATCTGCGCGAGATGGATGATGCCCAGCGTGGCCCCGTCGTGTCTGTCACCCCGTTTCGACGGGATTGGTTGAACCGCACGCTTGGCTATTCCACCGGCCTCTGGATTGCGCGGCTTCCCTCTGATTTGCCACGGTTTTCCTTGGCCGAAGGCGATCCCGTCTTTCTGCTCGACGTGCCAAAGGGTGAAGAAATCGATGGTGCGGTCTATATCGTCCGCGTCTGGGGCCATCTCACCGTGGCCCGCCTCGACTCGATGCTCAGCGCCTCGATGTCCTCGATCGACAGCAACCTTGCCGATCGCCGCATCGGCTTCCGCGATCTCGGCACGGAAGATGGCAAGGCCGTCCTCGTCGCCCGCGTCCTCGGCGCGCCACTGCGGAAACTATGAAGGGGGTCCGCAAAGTGGACGGCAGGGTCCCCGCAATGTGGGGACCCTGCCGTCCAAGGGGCGCACATTGTGCGCCCCCTTTGGCGTGCTAAAAAAAGTGCCCCACTTCCACCGTGCCAGGCACAGCGTTTGATATGCGCCCGATCCGCTTGAGAGGCCCGGTTTTAGGGGATTTTCACGTCCTCCGGCGCGATCGGATTAAGTGGGGCACGGTTTGCCCCACTTCCGCCCACTTCCCGAACCCCTCACAGGGTTATCAGAAGGCCGAAATCGCCCGTTTTATGGGCCTTAAGAGGCTAAGAGGCGAAACAGCCCGACTCCAGATTGTCCTGGCAGCGCACTGTCTAAATGCCACGTCCGCCTAGACACTGATCATCCCCATGCCCCAACACCCGCGCGCGCCTAAACGTAAGCTTTCCTGCCATTTTTCACGGATAAACCCACCTGTCCCCGCAATTCCCCGCAATTCCAGAACCTCATGTCAGCCCACATCGATGATGTCGTGCTTGTGGACATCTATTCCGGCGAAGTTGTCGACGTGATCCAAAACTTCTTCTGGTAAGTGCGTGAAGCGGTGGCTGGCGTTGACGCGCCAGCCGCCTGCAAAACGTCAAA